ACTTGGAGAAGGTGGAGTATCCAGCATCGCAGCATCTGCGTTTGGATTCACTACTGAAGAAGAAGGATTTGTTAATGGCGGTGAGAACTTAGAGGGTGGATTCGATGCGGAAGAAACGGAAGAAGAGGTCATCGCCAACTTCTAAGTACCGCTCTGGATTCGAACAAACATTAGCTAACCAGCTACAGCGTAGTGGTGTTGCTTTTGAGTACGAAACAATCAAGTTAGAGTATCAAAAGATAGCTACCTACACTCCCGACTTCATACTACCCAACGGCATCATCATAGAAGCCAAGGGTGTATGGACGGTGGAGGATCGGACGAAGCATGTACTAATCAGACAACAACATCCACACTTGGACATCCGTCTCGTATTCATGAATGCTTACAACAAGATTCGGAAAGGAAGCAACACTACCTACGCTCGTTGGTGCGAAAAGAAAAACATAATATATGCACATAAAACTATACCAAAATCATGGCTTTCACCAACACACACCAACCCTGTCCAAAGTGCGGATCAAGTGATGCAAGAGCCATTAACGACGACGGAAGCTGGCATTGTTTCAGCTGTAACAGTCACGCTGGAGGAGGAGAACGAGTGAGCGAACCAACACCGAGAGAGTTTGTAAACGGATCACCTCAAGCAATAGCCCGAAGAAACCTGACAGAAGATACTTGTCGGAAGTGGGGATACTGGATGGGTACTGCGAACGGACAACCTGTACAAATAGCTAACTACAAAACAAGAGACGGCAAGACATGCGGACAGAAGCTCAGGTTTGCTGACAAGTCATTCGCTGTACGAGGAGAGCTGATAGGATTGTACGGTCAGCACCTGTGGCGAGACGGAGGCAGACGAGTGGTTGTTACTGAGGGTGAGGTGGATGCTTTAAGTGTCAGCCAAGCTTTCGATAACAAGTGGGCAGTCGTCAGTGTACCTAACGGAGCAGGGGCAGCTAAGAAGTTTGTTGCTCAAGCTATCGATTGGTTGGATCGTTATGATCAAGTAGTGTTCTGCTTTGATATGGATGATGTCGGACGGAAGGGAGCAGCAGAATGTGCAGCACTCTTAACACCTGGCAAAGCTTACATCGCAGAGCTACCACTAAAGGATGCTAACGACATGCTTGTTGCGAACCGCAGTAAAGAGTTAGTCAATTGCTTGTTCGATGCTCGTGAATACAGACCGGACGGTATCGTAAACGGTAAGGAACTCTGGGATGTCATCTCTCATAAGGAGGAACACAAAAGCAAACCGTATCCGTTTATCGGACTGAACAGTATCACTCACGGTATGAGGTTAGGAGAGTTAGTAACTGTTACTGCTGGTAGTGGTATCGGTAAGAGTCTGTTCTGTCGTGAGATAGCACACCATCTATTAGGGTTGGGGGAGACTGTTGGTTACATAGCTCTTGAAGAATCTGTACGACGCACAGCACTAGGTATACTAGGTATCCATATGAACAAACCACTGCATCTAGATGATGATATGTTAGATGAAAAGGAACTGAAACCTGCGTTCGATAAGACAGTGGGTAACGGTAAGTTCTACACCTACGATCACTTCGGGAGTATGGAGAGTGACAATCTTCTGTCCAAAATAAGGTACTTAATTAAGGGGTTCGATTGTAAATGGATATTCCTAGATCACCTATCGATTGTTGTTAGCGGTATCCAAGGAGACGATGAACGCAGACTGATTGATAATACAATGACCAAGCTACGATCTCTTGTTGAGGAGACAGGGTGCGGTATGGTATTGGTCAGTCACTTGAAGCGTGTGGATACTGGACATGAAGAGGGTGGACGAGTAAGTCTGCATCACCTCCGAGGGTCACAAGCAATCGCACAGTTAAGTGACATGGTCATCGGATTGGAACGCAACCAACAGAGCGACAGACTAAGTAACGAAACAAAAGTAAGAGTACTGAAGAATCGATTCAGCGGAGAGACCGGACACTGTAGTACATTGTATTACAATATAGACACCGGACGATGCACCGAGGAAGAGAGAGCTAGTACATTTAACGATGAAGAAACAAATAATGAACCTTTTTAACAAAATAATAACAACAAAAACAAAAATAAATATGAAAGCAGAAATTAAAACAATATATCCATCACAAGCTCAACAAATGTTAAAGCTTAACACAAACAACAGACCACTAGCTAGTCGTCATGTTAATTTATTAGCAGATGAAATGAGACGAGGTAATTGGAAGCTGAACGGAGAAACAATAACATTAAGTGATGATACTTTACTAGACGGACAACATCGCCTCGCTGCTTGTGTTTTAGCAAACACGCCTTTCGACTCTTTTGTTGTAGAAGGTGCAGACACTGAATGCTTTGATACAATAGATGTAGGAAAGAAGAGGTCTAACGCTGATACACTGCATGTGAAAGGCGAGAAAAATGCTTGTACTTTAGCAGCTTCACTAAGAGTTATTTATAAATATTTTAATGATATTGGAGACAATCCTAGAGATACATACAACCAACTTACAAATATTGAAGTACAAGAATTACTAGAATGGCATCCGAGCATAAGAAAAAGTGTTGGTAGATTTGTTGCACCTTCTTCTAGAGCTTTAGTTCCAATGTCTCATGTCTGTGCTTTTCATTATATATTTTCGATGAAAGACCCAGAGCTAGCTGATGAGTTCATGGATAAAGTAGTGACGGGGGCTAACCTAAGTGAGAATGATCCTGTAGGTGTGTTAAGAAATAAACTTATACTAACTAAATTAAACAAGAGTCATACTAATCCTAGACACTTGAGAGCTTACTTGATTAAAACTTGGAACGCAGTGCGAGAAGGTAGAGTTATAAAATCACTGTCTTGGAGGAGCGAGCGTTATCCTAATGAAAAGTTTCCTGAAGCTAAATAAGCATGAGAACACTATTCTTTGATATAGAAACAAATGCTCTTGAAGACTTCACTAATCTGACGGACTTACACACTGTACACTGCTTGTCTGTGTACGATCCAATGACTCCTAAGATGGTGACCTTTGCAGGAGATAGTATACATCGTGGACTGACAGCACTAGCAGAAGCAGACCGTATCGTCGGACATAATGTTATTAAGTTTGATATACCTGCACTGAAGAAGATGTACGGATTCTCTCCACCTCTTGTTAAAGTAGTAGATACATTGGTGATGAGTCGTTGTATCTTCTCTGACTTGAGGAACGAGGACTTCGGACGGAATAACTTCGATCCTAAACTTGTAGGTAGTCACTCACTGAAAGCTTGGGGACACCGGATGGGTAAGCAGACGAAGCTGACATACGGAGAAGAGGACGGTGCATTCGATCACTACAACGATGAGATGAAGAAGTACTGTGAGAGAGACTGTATAGTTACACAGCTGCTGTACGATTATCTACTTAGTCAAGAGCCAAGCAATCAGATGATAGCTATCGAACACTGGTTTGCATTTATCATATCTCAACAGGAGCGACACGGCTTTGCGTTTGACTTGGATAAAGCAGACAAGTTAACCGCTAAGTTAACCTCGATACGAGCAGAGTTGAAAGACGAACTGCAACAGATGGTAGCACCAAAGGTGGAAGAGATGAAGAGTCCAGCTGGTTGGACACTGAGGATAGAGAGTGAAGATCAAGTAGAAATACTCAGTGCTGAGACCAAGGTGAAACTAAAGGAAGAACTGAAAGCTAGAGGTCTGAAGCAGACACTGTTAAAGGAAGCGAAGAAGCAAGGGAACAAACAAAAGACTACACTGTTTAATCCTGGGTCTCGACAACAGATAGCAGCAGCATTAGCTGACCTTGGATACGAACTGCCAAAGGAACCAGACGCTACCACACCTAAAGTAGATGAAGCAGTACTGAAGAAGATAGACCATCCGATAGCAGCTAAGTTGTTAGACTATTTATTAGTACAGAAAAGACTTGGCCAGTTAGCAGAGGGAGAACAAGCGTGGTTGAAGCTAGCTAAGAAGGGAAGAATACACGGTAGTGTTAATACAAATGGAGCGGTGACCGGACGGTGTACACACAGCAATCCAAATGTAGCACAGGTTCCTGCTTGTCGTGTACCTTACGGTGAAGAGTGTCGGGATTTATTCGGTGCGGGTGTTGGTAAGAAGTTGGTGGGATGTGATGCTAGTGGTTTGGAGCTACGGATGTTAGCACATTACTTAGCATTCTACGACAGAGGAGAGTACGGAAAGATCGTAACAGAAGGAGACATACACACAGCTAATCAACAAGCTGCTGGACTGGAGACACGAGACCAAGCTAAGACATTCATCTATGCTTTCCTTTACGGAGCAGGTGACGCTAAGATTGGAGACATCGTAGGAGGTACAGCTAAAGAGGGACAAATGTTAAAGCGTAAGTTCTTATCCAACCTACCAGCACTGAAGAGACTACAACAAGACATCCACAAGAAAGTAGAGAACGGTGGTACACTGATAGGACTGGACGGTAGATTGTTACGCATACGAAGTAGCCACGCAGCACTGAACATGTTACTTCAATCAGCCGGAGCCGTGTGTATGAAGGTAGCTTTGATACAGTTATACCATGCACTAGGTAAGAGTAAGTGGCAGCACGGTAGAGAGTATGCAT